AAATGACCTCGATAATCCGCCAGTTCTTTCAGATGAAACACTACCCGATGGTGCACTTCCATCAGAATCACGAAACTTTAATGCAAGCCAATGACACACTAATAAAGCAATTGCTTTACTCGTATTGTTCCCAAAAGCAGTTTCGCTAACGAGTTCAGTTGCTGCAGATATTAACGAATTAATGTTAGTATCTGCAGCAAATGTTGCTGACCGTATTGCGATATACTCTTGAGCGGTCATTGCTATTTCCTAACTCCCTGTTTAAGCGCTGGAATTGCCGTGTGCGCTTTAGTCCCTGACAAATCCTCTTTTGTACCGGAAATGTCTCCAGCAAATTCGGCGCCCGAACCTTCAGGAGCTTGTCTCGTCTCCGGTTTAAGATCACTACCATCCTGTGTTTTAATTGCTTTGATACGAATATCAACAGCACTCTGAACACCAGTACGACCATCTGCTTCTTTCAAAGCTTTCAGAATATTAGCGTCATTGATCGTAGAAACCAGGGTGGCGGCATCCTTAGCCGACATCGAAAGAATCTCTCTGGCCATTTTTGCTGCACGAATCTTTGAATCTGTTTCTTCAACAGCACTCATAGTTTCTGTAGCGAATTGACCTCCGATAACCATGTTTCCGCAATCGATCTCTGATTTGAAAGCTGAAGTTGATTCAATCTCTTTCATTTCAGAATCAGAAATAGAGTTCATCCCGGGAAGAAACTTAACTCCCAGAATAACTGTGCAAAAAGTAACTTTTCTGTGAACTACAACCATAAGGACCTCCGGTTTAAAGTTGTTGGCAGACTATAGTGGCCTGCCAGCACTACGGTATTAGAGACCGTCAACAATTACCGCCGACAGCGGATAGTACACGTTCAGACCAGCGATGCGGGAATGAACCGGTACAATAAAGGACAGGTTACGTTCTTGAGCCGCAAACTGTTCATAAATCACAGGGATTTCCAACTGAAGCGCATCAGGCTGACGACGTAAACAAACCATGACCTGCGTTGCAGCACCACCCGTACGAGGATTCGGCGTAACATCCTTGAGTTCATTTACACTTGCAAATGTTACTTCAGGATGCACACGTTTCAAAAACTCGAGGATTGTCGTATCACTTGTCGAAGACCTGGGAGTTGTAGCAATCTTCCCATACTTCGCATTCGGTAACAGAACAGTGTCGCATCTTTCAACACCATTCGTCAAAGCTACAACAGACTCGAGGGCATTCACAACGTCAGCGATAATCTGGTCAGCAGTTGCTGATGCCCATCCACCAGTTGTTGCAGCGGCCTTTGTGATATTCGGATGGAAGAGAAGACCAGTAAGTCCGGCCCACGAAGCCGAACCATCGGCAAACCAACCGATACGATTGACGAGCTGATCGTTTGAACGACGAGCCGCCATTGCCCGCATTCCGTTGATGTTCCTCCGTGCCATTTCAGCGGCACGAACTTCCTGGATGCTCCAACCATAGGAGCCACCAAGACTCTGAACTATGATCGAGAACTGCTTCCCTTTCACATCTGAACGAGGCAGATCATCGGCATAGTCAGAAATGAACTTCATCACTCCAACGCTGTCGAACTGTTCATACGTGATTGTCTCAGCACCAGGACCAGCTTCCATAGAAACAGGAAGAATACTGGTTATCGTAGGCGCCGGATATTTGACGTCATACGACTGCGCCTTGATGTGTTCAAGTTGGCGTTTGAAGAAAACCAACTGATCAGCATCAAGGTTTGTCTGTCCAATTACAAGAGGCATTGCCATAGATATCTCCTTTTAAATGTTAACTGTGTTTGTTACGGAAGATTGATTTCAATGCGACCCATTCCAGCGGCCGTAAGGATGTCAAGCACCCGAATCGGAAGACCTGCCAACGACACACATTTTGAAGAGTCGGAGACATTTCCGAACTGACCGATGTACTTACCCGTGTTCACGATATTACGAACGTACAGGGTGTCTTTATCTGGATCAAATGCAGTCTCGAAATTAACCCAGATACGACCACGACGAAGAACATTCACAAGACCTTCAACAGGGTAGGTTGCATCACTGTCAGTATTCGGAAGACCGGCTTCGATATGATTCGAAAGCTGGGCGATACCGAAGAAATCAGACGCCAGGAAAGACTGGGTTGCTGCCCAAGTCTGCGCGGTAACTGTCGTTGCTCCACTAACAGTGGTTGCCGCGGCTTTCGCGATGATGTGAATGATTTTGTTGTTGGTCGTATCCAACCATGCTTTTGCAACAGTTGCAAGAGCGGCGACTTTCACAACAATAGCAGCCATCGTTGCCGCATGTGAAGAGGCATAGACTGTGGCAGTTGTTGCAGTACCGTCAACAGTTATGATCGAGCTGCTCGTTGCATCCAAATCTGCACTTACAGTGACCGTGCCGTAGTTGGGACGAACAAGACGAACCTGATCAGATGTTGCCGGAACACGCATAACCGCACGACCAACGGGAAGTGCTTCAGCATCGTTGTTGATCATGCTTTCAGTGTGTTTGAACGACGAATCAACAAGCATACCGAGAATTGCGGCTGCCTGATTGATATTGTAAGCTGTCTGAGACATATTGAATCTCCTTTATAAGTGTGGTTACTTTGTTACTTGCTGTCTTTTCCGAAATTCTGCCAACCGTCTTTAATGCGAGTCTCTGCATCAAGACGTGCTTTTTCAACAGAATCTATCGAAACGCCATCTTCACGTTTCCCTGAAACCTTGCGCTGATGAGATATTGCTTCAGGATCGAAACTGAGATCTTCGACGATCGAATCGAAACGAGCTTCGATGTAAATTTCGCTTTTACCATCGAGTTTCGCTTCTGGCGATTTCGCGAGAATAATCGCTTTTTTCACATCGGCGTCTGACATCGAGTCAATCTTTCCGATAGTCTCTGCATCAAGAACTGCTTCTGCAGTCTTGACAAGAGCTAACCGATTTTTCACACCGGTTGCGATTTCGGACTTGAGATCGCGTTTTTCAAGCGAGTCAAGTTTTTCTTTTTGAGAATCGACATTGGCCTGAAGAGTCTCTGCTTTGTCAGAAGCAACTTTTGCCTCTGCTTTTGCACTGTCGACATTGGCCTGAAGTTTTGAAATGTGATTGATCACTTCCTGCGCCGCATCATAATCGATTCCGTCAATACGAAACTTGGGCATATTCTGCTCCTTTTTGGTTAAATTCTCGATTATTTCGAAACCATCTAATTTGCTGAGTTCAATTGCATCCAAATTTAAACGAAGATCTCCACCTCCACGAGCTTTATCGCAAATGGCCAGGTGGTTATATGTTCTCTTGATTTGAATGGCGTCGTATTTTTCACCTTTGTAGAAACCGTCTTTTTTAACTACAAGGCATTTATATCCCGGGGACAATTGCTGACGACCACTTTCAATATTAGATATAGCGTCGTCATCTGTTATTGCAACCGAAGTAATAAGAAATTCACCTTCATATTTTACTGTTTCACCCGTAGTACCTACTCTACGACGTTTAACAGTTTTTGAGTCCAATAACACTTCTTCCGGATGAGTATTCGTTATTGGTTGCAATTTCAAAGAGTTCATACTATCAACGTTAAACAGCGTCTCAGATGGAACAAACTCAGACCGAATTGACCCGTCTGCGAGTTGATACTTCATTATACCAACTTTAGCGATAGCTGCTTCACCTTTTAAGTAACCTTCATCTGTACGTTTCACACTTCCGATCTTATATGCGAAATCACATCGGCTCAGTTCTTGAACCTCTGCCTCATCATAGCGAATTTCTTCTTCAAGAATTTTGATTGTAGGCATAATGTGTTCCTAAATAAAAAAGTCCACACAGCGCTTTGCTGCATGGACTCCAAGTGTTCTGTCACACCAGTACTTGAAAGTAACCATCGATTAATATATAATATACCACATGTTTTTACTAAAAGCCAGTATTATTATTCAAGTTTGATATTATTTTCCTCTTCGTATATACTTCAACCCCTGTTATCCCACCGCAGTTACAATTTATCTCAACTCCAATTTTACCAGTAAACGTTGGTTCTTCATCTATAAGTTTTATACTTATAAGTTGTTCGATCTCTTTAAAAGATTCAAACAATTTTCTCATGACTTTTTGTTTATCACTCATATTTACCTCAAATAAGTAAAGAAAACCTTGCCTCTGGATAACAACGACAATTGAAATCTTCTCCAGGATGAAGTGATACTCCACCAATTGCAGAACGACTTATCCAATGTCCACTATCAGAAAATTTAAAAACTGTTGGATCAGACCAAAGACAAATCATTCCCTCTAATGGTCTATGACTTTGACGCACTCTTTCATCTGTCATTGTTCTCCAAGTATATTCGTCAATTCCAATAGACGTTTGTTCTTCTTTATAGAGTTCAGTATTGAAAGATGAAATCCCTAAAGCTATTTGCTTTGACCTTTTATTCATATCTAAGAAATCAATCTTAGGTCTATTTTCTTGTGACAAAGAATTTAACGTTGCAACTTTTAATTTAGAAAGAGAAGTTTGGGCCAGGGATGATATTTCCGTTGTCTCTTTTTCAATAAATCTTTTTGCGATCTCAGTTTTCTTTGAATCAGTAGTCATAATTGACTTTCCGATTGCTGATTCAACATGTTTATCCCATTGTCGTTTGTTCCAAAAAGCTACTTTCGAAGACACAAGGGAAATCTCAGATTTAAAGAAAGTAATAGACTTATTTACCTCAGATGAAAGAAGTTGCAAGTAATAGTTTAAATCTGCCTCCCAACTGTCTAAGGCAACTGCCGCTTTGTATTGCTTCTGTAGTGAAGGAACTCGAGGTAATACAATAGTATTATAGGAACTTACCCAACTTGACATCAATCGACGTATTGATTGCGCATATTGAGTTTCTATGGCAACAGGGTACAATAATGGTTTTGGCTTTTTGGCCAAAATCTTACGTTTTATTATATTTCTCTTTGAGACTATAAATCTCATTCGTCATCGCCTTCTTTATCTGGGTCTTCACTCATGTTGGTTTGTCGTATGTTCCCACCCATTTCCTCAACTTTTTGAATAGCCTCTTCAACACTCATCTGCTTTATCTTTTTAATATACTCCTCTGGCAGTATCAGATTGTTATTGTATGATTGTCCACCAAATCTTGATAGAAAAACATACTCAGCAGGTAAACCAGCGTCTATATAAACACCGTCAGCTTTTGAGTTTATGAGACGAGTTTCTGAAATTTCTTTATCTGAAGGTTTCCATAAACCGTTGAATATGATTCTAATGTCATCGGCTTTTTCGAAACTAACTTTTTCAGATTTTGCAACATATCTGCAAAGAGTCTCTAATTGACACTGTAAATCGTCTTCTTGTCTCGTAGCAATGTCATCATAATATAGACGAATATTTCCTTCTGCTCCTCCACCAATGCCCTTCGATTGATCGCCTATCAATTTCACTCTTGGAATCCCAGAAATTCCGCAAAGAACGTCAATTAAGACGTCAATAAGATCACGTAATCCTGAAACTCCGATTGAGGTAACTCGTTCAAAATCCTCGTTTTTATCTATTACCACAGTATTGAGGATATGCTTAATTGAGTCAATCACTTTAAGTCTGTCTCGAAGAGCACTTTCTCCATCTTTGCTTGAGAGCAACTGCTGTAAGTTACTCACTTTCATGACACCCATAATAAACTCAGTATTGATCGCCTCAACACCACCGAGTGAATCACCGACTCCTGTAAGTCTTTCTATAACAGATTGAAGTCTTGAATCTCCCCAACCAGAGTTATTTCGTCTTTCCTGATCTGGGAGATCTTCACCTTCGAATCTCAGTACCCTTGACTCATGCACTCTAAAAGGCATTCCAGTTGTTGGGTTCGTTATAGTGTATATTTTCGGTTTCCCATATTTATCTTCATTTGGGTTATTATGCAAGTCATTGGGGTCCCATTGAATTGACCTTCGATCAAATACTTCAAGAAACTTTACTTCACGGATTCTCTCTTCATTTACGGGAGTCTCCATTGAAGATTGACCGTCATTAATTCCCATAAGAACGACAGAACCACCAAAAAGATCAGCCCATCGAAGAGCCGACTTTACAGTCTTTTTAGTCCTTAACTTTTGCAGGGCTTTTATGATTTTGTTATCTGTATCATTTTCAATGTAAAACCATTCTCGGACCATGTCACCGACTGGAATGTCAATGACTCGTTTTGCAAGACCTTCTGCTCGATATAAATCGATCAATGTCTGATCATCTACGACACTGGACATCGAAAATGAAGTATTGACTCGTTTGTCTAATTGCGACATACCAAGACCAGTCAATACATTGAACCAACCATCAGCGTTGAATGTGACTGGGTTCATAATTTCACTCATGAGCTATCTCCTTAGTTATAATCTTGCAAGAGAAGTTATATCAAAATATTCAGGTCCAAATTCAGTATGAACAGCGTAACGTCCAGCATCTTGACAGTGGTCAGTAGTTTTTAACGGTTGATCAATTCCACGAATCTGCGCTTTTGCGTCCCAAGCATATCCATACATCTCTGTTATATAGTTTTGACACTCTTTACAGATAGCAAAGTCTCCACTTTTAAGCATTGTGGCAACTGTCGCTATTCCTGGAAGAACGTCATTATCTGCCTCAGTTAAAGAGATAACTCCTTCTCTTGTTAACTGCAATTGAAAGCTTTCTGCACTTGGATCTAAGTATGTGCGGGTTAAACGAGATTGCCAATACTCTCCCAAATGTTCTCTATGAAAGTCAACGAAGTCTTTAGCATATTCAGCGTTTGTCTTTTGCCTCTGAGCTTTTCTTGAATCAAAAAAGTATTCTCTCTCAGCCCATATTTTCGGTTTAGTTTTTCTATTAACACCAAACAAAATGAAAGCAGAAGGGTTCGCTGTTCCATAGTCCACACCAGTAACGTAGTACTCTGCCTCTGGATGCTTCGTTATTGTATGTTCGTCAGCGTCAAAGAAATCAAAAATGGAACCTTCGGCCATGCACCATTCGCCGAGAATAAATCGCTTATACCATAGACCTGTGTAATTCTTCTTGATAGCTTCTACGTACGATGCTGGAAGAGCTTTGTTGTCTTCCAACATAAATTTGTACGTCTTTAAATTAAGTTCTCCGACTCTGTCTATGTAATCCGTTTTAAGATAATGACGAGGTGGGCCAGGGTTTGTGCTACCAAAGAACTGCGAAGTCTCTAATGACAACCGCGAGTCTAACATCCTAAAGAAAGACTCTGGCCACAAGGTTAATTCGTCACCGAGGCATTTTCGTATTGTTGAACCTCGAATTTTTCCTTCTGATCTTTCGTCGTTTGCTCCTACTACATGGATTACATTGTCCCACAAATGGAACTCTTGTTTCCCTGGATAATATATCGCGTTGTCTTGCCCAACAAGCTCTATAATAGGATTAATAACGTTTCTTTTCAAAGAACTGAGAGTCTTCCCGATCATAGCATCGACAGCGTCGGGTGGGCAACCCTTCTTCGATTGTCCGGCTGCTTGAATAAATCTAAAGTCTATTCCAACTGACTTCCCAGAACGAACTGACCCTTCCCAAAGGTTAAGACGCGCGTTAGAATCGCGTATTGACCACTTTTGCTTTGGGTTTAGCTTCATGGTCAAAGGTCCTCTTTATCATCTTCTGTCATCTCGGTCATTTCATCGATAGTCTCGAGGATTTTCCCTCTATTCCCTTCTTTTGTACCTTTACCATCTGGACGCCAATCTTCAGGAGATTTATTCACAAGCCAGAACTTAGCCGCTGCTACATCTGGTGCAATGTACTCTTCTCGCTCAGTAGTCGTAGTGTTAACCACTTCTTCGCCCATTCCCCCTGTACCTCGACCCGTTGTCACGCTCTTAGACCTGAGAATCTTCGAGAACCCTTTTGCTCTTTTGTGCAGTGCCTGTACGATCTCTGCGTTTGTAAGTTCTATCGCATAGTCGACCTTCATCTTAAACAGTGGGTATTCTCTAAACCAAAATTCTGTCACCGTAACCAGGGGGATATTTAGTAACTTAGCAGCTTTATCGAACGGAAGTCCATTTCTAACTAAGTAAATGAAATTCTTCTCAAGAGCCTGAGTTAATGGGATTTTCACGACGCCATTTTGCGCTTGACTCTCTCTAAGACTTAGCCTCGTAAAATTAAAGAACAGAGGCATAAGGGACGCATACTTATTGTCGGAAACATTTGGGAACTTTTCCAAAAATTTTTCTTTGATCCCTTGTTCTGAAAGTCCTTGCTTGAAAAGTTCATAGTAAAAGACGATTTGTTCTTGATATGGTAAAAATAGTGAGTCTGTCATAAAGTCCCCAGTTTAAGGAAAAGACACCTTTGATTATAATATACACTTTATTTTTTAAGAAGGCCAGAAAGAAATAGCAGGGCTGATATATTTCCTAAAAAATTTTAAGAGCATTAAAATATGTTATTGAATTGGGGGATTTGGACCTCGGGCAGTTAGATAGTACGCGAGCATTTTCACAGGCCCCAGGCAGGCCAGTCAGGATATTTTAACTGTATATAAATCAAGCACTTACGTGGCTGAGCTTTGAAATCAGAATTTAATTTTATCCTGGTCCTGCACTCATATTTTATATATATTTATATTACAGTCAGGCAGGCAGGCAGGCAGCCAGGAATCAGGCAGGCCAGTCAGGCCACCAGGCTGGGGCCAATCAGGTCCACGCGCCAGCGAACTGGCAGTCACGTTTCACGAAAGGGGTACAGTATGTCAAAGTCCACAGTCACAGCAACTCCCGTTGCCGCCACAGAGCCAGTCACGCCAGTCAAAGTTGACAAGGTGTACACTATCACGGCAGGCAGGCTCCCAGAGGCCAATCAGAAGGCACTCGGCCTTCACGCAGTCATCATCACGGAGGCCATCACGGCTCTCACCCAGGCAGGAGCCACCCAGGCCACCAGGGCGACGATAATGGCGAAGGCCGTCGAACTCGGACTCTTCACGAAGAAACCGACCGTGCAGAAGGAACCGGCAATATTTGCCTGGTGGAGAAAGCCACTCGCCGAATTGGGCTGGTTGAAGTATTAAGAGGCCGAAAATAAGGGGGGCAGGGATTGCCCCTTTTATTCTACCGGTAATTGCCGGTACTGATGATGGCCAGAATGCCCTCGAAGCCTTTAGAAAGAAGAGAGGTTCTTTATGCCCACACTCGTTGCAGTCTCGAATGCCTACGCGTCATTGCCCACGACCGACAGCCACCTTGTAATCGCCGTCGCGATTGTCGTAGTGTTCGGTCTCGTAATGTTCGTCAACCTTCTCAGGAGCAACGCATAATGGAAAAACGAGTTGAAAAAGATGAACTCATCCCTCGGATGAGGACAATCTTCAAAGTGCCGAATGAAGAGAGAGTCTTGAAAGCAATTGAAAAGCACAACGATAAGGTGAAGAAGGGAGAGTGGCTCCCAGACAAAGCACTGAAATAGGCCGAAACGGGAGGACTTCAACTCCCGTATATCACTGTGTTGGTGGTACTGAAGATGGCCAGATTGCCCTCTGCTCCCAGAAAGGAGAATTGCATGGATTTCGAGTACCTGGAAACAGTGCACGTTGAGGTAATGCAGGATGGCAGCATCCTGATTGTCGGGAAGAATGGCTCTATGCGCTTGGACCGTGGATCCCTGGACAATTCCTCCGAGTTCTTCGTTGCAATGACTGCGAGGAAAAAATGAACCATCACGCAATTGCCCGTTGCCAACAGCGGACCAAGAACAGGGATACTCGCCGTGAACGTGTGCGTAGGATGATTGCTACAAATCGTGTCGAGAATGAAAAGCCACGCATTGATACGAACGAATTGAGGAAAGCATTGTTGGCAGTTGATTGGGGGCTGGCTTCGGGAAGAAATGAAGAAAAACTACAACATTAAAAGGGGTGAAAAATGAACCAGACTTTTGAAACCGGTACTCGGTTCAAGATTGAAGACGAACGTGATTACTATATGTTGAGTCAGATTGACTATGGGACGTATTCCCTTATCAACGTCATTAACGGAAATCGGTTTTCTGACCCCAGGAAGAGTGACTTAGACAATCCTCTTCCGTTGTACTTTATTCAGGAATTGGCCAAGGGGTATAAGATTACACCTCTCGAATGAAACAGGTTATTGCCCTGGTAGAAACACACTAAAAGAAAGGATCAATTATGTCAATGCCTTGTGACTACGGTCATTGCGATGTTAAGCGTTGTTCTGTTGCTACCAAGTGTTGTGAGAGCGCAAAACCTATCACCTCGGAGCTATTTCCGGAAGGGCGTCCAGAAGGCGAAATTGATAGATTTTCGTTGAAGTTAATTGGGTATTATTGAAATTAAAAGCTGGCTAGAGCCGTAAAAATGATGTATATTATATACATGATTACGTCAGGTTCTTTTAAGTATTAACCGATTGTTTCTTTAACCTTTTTCAAATGGAGGCCGTGTATGGGTAAGAAGAATCGTTCCGCAGTGCAGTCAGATGTCGAAGGTCAGGACCAGAATCTTCCTGAAACTCACCTTTCAAATGTCGAATCTCCGGAATTGCCGGAAGCCGGCGAAGTCGCGATTCCTGAGAAAAAAGAGCGTAAGCCTCGTAGTTCCAAAAACTACAAGATTGCCCTTGGGGGAATGCCCGCCAGCAACGAAAAGCCGCTCGGAGTTCACGCTGTCGTGATTACTGAAGCGATCACCGAACTCGTAAACGAAGGCAAAGAGTCCGCCAGTCGCGAGGAGATCATGGAACGGGCGAAAGCCAACGGTCTCTACGACAAAAAACCGTCGGTCCAGGGTTTGATGCCCATCTTTTCGTGGTGGAGGAAGGCGCTTGCAGGTCTCGGCTGGTTGGAGCAGATTGAGGTCGAAGTTGTGGAAGCCGCAGTCGAAGCACCGGTCGCCGGAGAAACTTCGGAAGCATCGCCTCTCTAAAGTTTGCATCACTGTACCCCTATAGTGAGGAAGGCTCTTGGTCATCGGATCAAGGGCCTTTTTTATTTTCTATATGAAATATCAGTGTGACAAAAGGTACCATATTTGGCCGTTGTTTTTACCACATATAATATTACCTGGTTTATACTTTTTGGTCAAATAAGTACCAGTATGACCACATATGCTCACTATGGTACGATTTTTAATCTGGAATTTTAAAACCTCAATAACCACTAAGTTAGGGAAATAGACCTCGGAATTTGGTCCAGGGGTGGGCTCTCCAAACGACAATGTAGTCCCGCGAGTAGGACGCCTTTAAAACAACCAATAATCACTATGATTTTGCGTGGTATTAGGTTTTACCATTAAAATTTGGACAGAAATTAACGTTTAGTGTTACCCGATAAAAAATTATTACATAGTAGCGCCAAAACAGGTAATACCCATAAAACAAATGGCGTAAGTATATACAAATTAACCAGTTATGTGGTTTTATTAACCTCTGGCACCATAAATCTTTCATAACTGTATACAGATTAACCACTTACGTATTAATAAAGAACCATGGTCCATATTCCACTATAAGCTAACCTTATCACGCTAACACGTCCATCTGATTTATTATCATCTGTGTATTAAACATTCTTTTATCGGGTAATATTGGTATTATCACCAATGACCTTTATTTGAAGATATACATTCTAAACTTCTCATAT